GGTCCTCTGAGTTCATTAGTAGTACAATGTAATGAATAGCTTTCAATAGGTCAGCCCTATTTCTACCATTCTTTTTACCAAATCTTGCAAGATATTTAATTGCATTTGCTTGGCAAAAATCTTTATCAATACCACAAGACCTTAACAAATCTTGTACCTGAACACCCTCTTTTACTTGAGCATAATGTTGACCATATGTTGATTTAATATAGTCAAGGCATTCTTTTAGGATTTTATCTTCATTATATTTCATAATTAATCATTCATCCAATCTGTATCTTCTTCGTTATTATTTTTTTCTATTACTTTATCTATCTGACTAAAATAACACCAGTTAGAACCAAAGCTAACAGCACCAGTATAACCTAGTTTTGTATCATAAGTCTTTGCGTTCAAACTTGTATTGTTTTCAGCAGCTATATCATTTACTTCGGTAGCAATGCCAATGTTTGTAATGACACCTTGTCTACCTTTCATATCTTCTATTGTATCGCCTATATTAATTATCATTAGTGTATCTCCTTAAATAAATATTCTTTATCATAGTTAAGACCTAGATTATAACAAATATAACCAGCGTCTTTTTCATTCTCTAAATTTTCACTCTGTAAAATCCATTTGATTGCCTGTTTTCTATCAACAGCACCTATTTCAAGGTTTAAAGCAACTCTTTCTTCGAATTTATTAAGAGCTTCTTGTTCGTATTGTTGTTCTCTTTCAAATTCTTCATCAGCCCATTTTGAATAGAAGTCCATCTGTTCTTTAAATTTCTCATCTGACCAAGATTTTGATTCTGCCAATACAGTTCTTGCATATGACTTAGAAGTGGCCTGTGATACAGTTTCGTACAAAGTACATTCGTCCATGTATCTTTCAAACTGTGTAATGTTACTTACATCATATTCTAACCAATGTTTGATATCTTCTACCAACATACCAATGAACATATTAGGATTATCTTTCATCTCCTTTTTAGACTTAGCATTGATTTCTTTGATATGATTAATCAAATCAATTTCGTCTTGTCTTATTTGGTTATAATCAGTAGCAGTTATCATTAAGCCATCTCCAATTCCATGTCGATTACTTCGTCAATGTTGTATTCATCAATATCAAGTAAGTCAACAGCTTCAACATTCATAATCTTTGTTTTAGCAGCTTCTTTGCTGATTGCATTGTTTTTAAGTTCAAGTAAGATAGCGTCAACAGCTTTCTCAGCTTGGTCCCAATAGTAGTTTTTAACTTTAGACATAGTGTTTTTCTCCTTTGTTAGTGTTTAAATTAGTCATTAGTAAATCAATAAGGTTACTATACAGGTATTTTTTGCATTTGGCAACCTTTTTTTCATATCTTTTTTTAAGTATTTCACGCTTTTTTTCTGTGTAATTCTTTATCATATACACATATAATATCATACCTGGAGCCAGAGTCAAGCGTTTTTTTCACTTTTTTTAAAGAAAAAAGCGTTGTTTTTCAACGATTTATAAATTATTTTGTTCTGGTTTTGTTCTAAAACACTATTTCCAAGCGTTTTTGACCCATTCCATGTCAGATTCGTGAGGATTTGGCTGTCCGTGGAACACGGTGACCAACGATTCGCCATTATGTTCAAAAGTCCATTTGCCTTTGTGGTATCTCGTTCCGCTTCTGTCGTACCATTTGTACGATTGTGTCCAGGCGTCTGGAAACGACCTGGTTTCATCATGTTTTAATATGATGTCTGATATTACATTCTGGTCACCTGCTAATTTAAGCCATCTTGGCCTGTCTTCAATAAATGGTTTCCATAACTTTCTAGTCATTGGTTCATGTTTAAATCTAAACACGCTGGAGTTGAATATCTTGGTCTGTGGATTAAAGTCATTCATGCCAACAAAGTCAGCCTCTGGTTCATGGTCAAAGAAACAATCTATATTGCCTGTAATTACTACATCTAAATCCATGTATAAAGTATCGCCCATTATACCATTATCAGGATGAAACAATTGCATTTTATTCCACCAACCTTGTAAATCATGTAAAGGAAATTGTCTTACATTTATATGGCCTTCTAAAATTTTATGAGCTTTTACATTATCTGTAAAACAATAAAAGTTATGTAGATATGTGGTGTTTCTCTGTACCATGTTGTACAGTTTTTGAACATACTCTAAAGAATACTTGTTGCCATAACAGACACAAGCAAAGTTCTTAAAAGGTCCTTTTAGATTTGTCATATAATCAACCAATTGTATACCGCCCTCATACTCATTATTAAATACATAAATTCCATTAACATTCTTGGCCAGTCTTTATCTTTCCAACCAAAGTACACCCACATGACACAGGCGATAATACTAAAAGTCCAACCAACCCATTGTGTCGCAATGTTGGCACTTGATAAGATGTAAACACTTATCATAGCAAGTCCAAAACCTAGCCATCTTGCACCTTTTAAATCTTTATAGTACCTTATTTTCATACTGTCTTTTGAGAGCTTCATAGGCTACTCCACTTCCGATTTCGTTAAGAGTAAATTGGTGTTCAGACATAACCATCATCCACTCTCTCATTGTTTTTACACCTGGTTTAAAAGGTTTTTCAATTTTTCTTATATCTCTACTTGTTACCTGTGAGGCAACATTTCTTTGATGTGTAAATGCCGGCACCATATTCATAATAGCATCAATAGCTGATAATGACATATTAGTTACCAAGGCATGAGCATCTTTTAATTCATCTTTTATATCTGTACCAAACCATTGATTACCTGGTCTTGGTTTATTTCTTACAACTATTTCTCTATCAGTATGTTCTTTTAATTGTGCAACAACTTGGTCAATCCATTCTTGTTGTGATATACCATTAATATGAAAAGTTACCGTAGGAGAAGAAGGACATACTAATACCTTATTTCTACTTTTTGACCAGCCTTGAAAAGGTCCTACGATTGCCTTATCTTGCAATTCTTTTAATCTCGTACTTTCTGGTATATAAACACCACCACCTGTGTGAATACCACCTCTTATAATTCTAAAATAAGTTCTTGCGTAATTATGTATTTCAGGTTTAGGGTATCTAATAATTTGTTCAGTAAAATAACCAGTATCTACATACCACCATTCTTCACCTAATCTTTCACATTCTTTTATATCTGCAACATTTGAACCACCTAACCCCCAAAAAAAGTGAATATTTTTATCTTCATCTTTCCAACCTTTTTTTATTTCAGGCCAGATTTGATGAGATAAACAATCTCCCCATTTCATTTCGTGGCATATAATCATGTTTGTAATCTTGTTGCTGTATGATAGGCTGTACCGTCTTTAAATTCATCACCTGTAAATTGTACCGATAGTAAACTATCTACCCATTGTTTAATTAAATCATCATCTGGATAATGAGGTGTTTCTATATTTTCATATAAACTTTCTGATACCTCATTAGCAGCTGATACATTATCACAAAAACTAGGAACACCAGCCAAAATTGCTTCAATAGCAGCTGTTGATTGATGAGTAACAACAGCATGGCAATTTTCTAAATGTTTTTGTAATGAAACTTTTGTATCTTTCTTTCTTACAATAATATTTCTATCTGTATATTTTTGTAATTCTGTTAACTGTGTATCAATCCATAATTGTTCATCACCTAAATGATATAATCTGCATATAGCCTTTGTTGGTGGACAAAGTAAGATATGTTCACCATCTTTTGTAAATGGTTTCCAATCTACTTTACCAAACTTTTTAATTCTATCTCTATCTTCTTTTTCTAATTCTATAATATAATTAAGTTGCATTTGTGACCTAATTAATCTGTATAATACACCATTAGGTCCTTTACTTTTATAATCTCTTGTTGCGCCAAAGTAAGCATGGTCCATATAATAAAAAGGATGATTTCTTTTTTGACATTCCCAAATAATTCTTTCTGTTCCTCTTAATGTGCCAACTATGGCACATGGTTTATCTGTCCACTTATTCATATCAAAACTAGGCCACTCGCCGACTTCAAATTGACCAATATTATATTTTGAATTTTTGTGTAAAATACCATTAACACTTTCTACAAGTGCTTTGACGAATACATCTTTACCTGTGTTTGTGTTAAATCCTTCTATCATTTTAACCTTATTTGAAAACACTCCGAATAATATTTGTACCAATTAGTTGAGTAATCACACTTTTCATATTCTGAAAACCATGGACCGCCCTCTGTAAAATG